CATCGAAGATTTTCTTTGCTGTTTCCTTGACATCCCACCTACCGTAGATGATTTCTGCGACCCACCAACCCTTGTCGTTGGCTTTAACTATGGAAATCGCAGTGCTATCCAATCTTTTATTCTTAACACCAATTGATCCTTCAGCCTCGAAACCAGCAAGGTCAACTGCGATGTAAAAGTCTCCATCATCAGGCTCATCCTCATCAAATTTTATCCACTCTTCTTTGAATAATGCACCGCCTCCAGCCTCGAATGAAGCCATAAATTCCTGCCGGAAAGCAAATGAGGACATACTCTTCTTAGCTGCCTCAATTTCTTTAGGGTCAAGTAGCGGATTGTCGAATGAAGTGAAGTGAAAAGACTTGAAAGTGTCATCTTCACCTTTGTTGCCATATTGAAATAACTCATAGAAGTGGTTACGACCCATTGGCGTACCAATAAACATTGCCCGACCTTTTAAGTCAGCTAGTGCAGGGCGTAGGATTTGCTCCCACACCTCTGGTTTCATGTCTGCATACTCATCCAGAACAAGAAACTTAAGACTAACACCACGCATAGTCTCGGGTCTGTCAGCCCCCTTGAGGCTAATTGTCGCACCATTGATGAGCTTAATCTGCAAGTTGTTAATATGGCTACCTGAAATGACAGGATGCCCAACCTCCAGAATAGTTTGCCACATGATGTCACGAGCCTGACCTTGTGTAGGAGCGACATAAAATACATGACCTCTCTGGCTTTGCAACGCTTCCACTATCAGTCGGTATGCGGCAAGCCTACTTTTTCCTGTTCGTCGTCCAGCAGCTACAACGTGAAAGCGAGTGGTGTCAGCCCAAACTTTCTTTTGCCACGGTAGTAGCTCAATCTTTAAATCACTCATACGCATCCTGCCTTGTCACTGGGTAACAAGCAGCATTGAGCTTTTCCTCACTGTCATTGATGTAAACGGCACGAGCTTCACACTCAGCCATCGTCTTAACCTCTAGGTCACCCATCACTTGAGCAGCACCACCAGCTTGGATAGTGAACACGATCAGGAAGTATTTTATCATTTTTTGCCTTTTACCTTTTTCGGAATGTTCCATAAACCATCCCAAATTTCCTTTGGTGAGGGCAACAGCCATCCGAGGATTAGCAATAACAACACCCACGGAGGGATGTTCTGTATTGTGGTTTCCCCATGAGCCTCAATGGTTGTTTCAGCTTGATTTAGCTTTCCCAACTCAGTGACAGCACTTAGGTCATTTTTAATGGCATCGCCTACGACGACACCCGTTTGGTTATTCTCTTTACCTATCTGAGTATTGGCAGCTACGTTTGTTCCACCACCCATGCCGGGAATCATAGCACCTAGCATGGAGCAGGAAGCGGCAGAAAGACTAATAGCAAGCACTATTAGAGTTTTTGCCGTTTTCATAGCGAGTTCCACCAGTTTTTAACAGATAGGAATGGATTCTCAAAACCTGTCGGTTCTGTGTTAATGTTTACAGGCTCAGTGGTTTCCTTGTAAGGCTTATTGTGCCCTTCCATCCTGTAAGTGTCTGATACTGGAGGAGCACTAGAGGTAGGCATAACACCTCTGCTCTGTAACAACTCTTCCATTGAATTAAATTCAGGAGCTGCTTGTGCTTGATCGGCTGTTTCAGTAGGAAAAGCCTTATACCCTTCACGCTCGACTTTTGCATCCCATGCTGCTTCTGTCTTTTTACCCCAATCACCATCGACTGAAACACCAAGGTTAGTTTGATAATCTTTAACTAAACCTGTATACGTATTTATTTTTGCAGCTTTGTTCTCGGCAGCTTCGTTCTTATTAACTTTATCAGCAACAGCCTTCATGCTTTTGTTAATAATACCAGTTTTTAATAAGTTTTGTTTAACCCATCCAGTATTAGCTGCTTCTAAAAACTCAGGGTTTTGCTTTAGGCTATCTATTGCGCTAGGGTCATCTTCAAGAATTTTAGCAAACTCTATGCCTTTAGGACCATATGCTTTTAATGCTTCAAGAGTGTTCTTATAGCCTGTAACTTGGAAAGAACCTATT